TTTACGCGCCTGTTTTTTGGTATATGGCTAAATTTGTGCTTTGATTCAATTTCGCTTCTTAGTTCCGTGTTTTCTTCGATTAGGTGTAACTTCCAATGCGCGCGCCTTACTTCGTCTTCAACCATTTCTAACGGAGTGTCGATTAAACAATACGCTAACACGGATTCCATTTTACCCGTTAACCACATATACCCTTGCAACTGATAATAGTAATCTTTGTTAGGTAGTTCGGTTTCAAAGAACGGAAACGTTGAAGCGTCCCAACTGCTTTTAACGTCTATTAACACTTCGTCCGTGTTTACGTCGGGAGTTCCTGTTATCCAATCGTTGTTAAAGTGTTCGTCGTTCTTGTAAATAAACTTATAATTTAGAACGTCGTTAACTAATCCTATCGAAAGGTCTTCAACTTCGTTACCTTTATCCGTGTAACGTGAACTAAATTCTTTTCGTATTCCGTACTTTTCTTTTAATACGATTTCTTCAACGTAAGATTTAGCCGTTTGTGATAAGACTTCCCCGCTTTTGCGGGGGTTAGTCATTATCTTACCAATTTGAGAACATCGGACTTTCATACGTTTTCAAGTAATTTAGTTTGAGAATCAGTTAAGGCGAAATTTTGTATTAATTCTTCCTTCGTGTATTTGCCGTCTGCAATCATTTCTAACGCCTTACCAAGTCTTTTATTATCAATGGTAGGTTTCTTAGGTTCTTGCTTTACTTGTTCGCCCGAAGCGTCCGTATCTTTATCCGTAACCAATCCAAGCGCCGAACTCAAAGCATAGCGACGGAAGTAAGTAACGCCGCTTCCAAAACTTTGGTAATCGTTCATTCCTTTTAATATTACTTGCGGAATGGCTACTTTAGATTCTAACGTTTCCCCACTTTCGACGTGAAAAATAACGGTTGCAATATAATCTATTCCTTCTTTAGTGTCGAGCAACTGCGTAAAGCCTAATCCGTGTTTATTTAGTAACGGGTTAACTACTTCAAAAATCTTAGGTAAATCCGCGTAACTATACCCGTAGCCTTGTGTACCCTTGTGAATTACGGGTACTTCCTGTTGGAAGGCTGCCAACGATTTAAATAAATTTTTCATAGCGTATAAATTAAAACGTGCGTTAACCAAGTCGCACCCCTTGTTTTGTTAAAATAATTCTAATTCACTTTCTTTAACAATACTTTTGCATAAACTACCCGTCCAAGTTTTAAATTCTAATTTTACTTTTCCGCTTTTTAATACTTTGGTAATTGTTGCTTTTTGAAGTAAAAAACTTTCAAACATTTGTACTTTGTGAATTACTACATCACCGATTTTTAATTTTGTTTCTTGTGTTTTCATAGCGTTTGTTTTTAATTATATACAAATATAAAGATATTATTTTAATTAGCAATACTTCGATATAATTTATTTGTTAAAAAATGTTAAAATTTCTTTTCGATTAATTCCTTTGACCTATCAAAGTAAGCCATTAACTCAATATCGTTAACGGAATGTTCGCGGGGTTTTCTTCCTCCTATTCTTATTTCTCCTTTGAGTTTTTCAAGTTTGCCGTATATAATTCCGTCGTAACACTTCCAAATAATTACGGGGTTTGTTTTTTTGTCTATTAGCTTAATTAATTTTCTTACGGCTATTGGTAGCGGGTAGGCTTCCTGCATTGTTTTGTTTCTTCCTTTTACTTCCGCATAACCTATTATTCGTTTGTCTTTAATTAGTTGAAAATCTATGTCGTTTTCGTCTAACTTTCTGCAACTTAATTCGTACTCATCGCAAAAAATCGAAATTGCCTCGTATTCGTTTTGTAGGTCTTTTAACGTTTCAAATCTCATTTTCTTTTGTTTATAGCGTTTTAATTTTTTCTTTGTAGGTTTCTATTATTTCTTTGAGTTCGTCGCGTGTAAATTTTCTCGTTTCGTATGCTTTGGCGTGTAGTTCTATTAAACCATCCGCGCCAATTCTTTTTTGTATTCCAAGTTGGTAGTTCAATAGGTTTCCGTGTTTATGTTGGTTACACGTTACACATTGCGCGTGTACATTATCTTCGTTAAAAGTTACGGTTTTGTGTCCGCCACTACTAAAATAATGCCCTGCATCGTATTTACTTCCTAACGGCTTATCGCAACTTACGCAAGGTTGGTCTTTATCCCGTAGCCTTATATACTTGTTAAATACGACCTGAGCCAATTTAGTTAGTTCCTGTACGGTTTGTAGTTCGTCTTTAAGTACCTTTTTTTTCTTCTTCCATTGTTTTTCTTTTTCGGATTCTACCCAAACACGAACGCAATCACTATCAAAACAGTATTTTTGATTAAATCGAACAGGAGTAAATTCCGCCTTACATTGTTTGCACTTCATTACTCGTAATTTAAGGCTTTGTTTATGGCTTCTAAACGCTTATTTTCCGTGTTTAAGTCCAAGTTAACTAGTTCTAAGCGGTACGCGTTTTGGCGCATTGCTCGGTATTCTTTTTCAAGTTGCGTCCAATACATTTTACATTCGTTTATGTGTTCTAAAGTTTCTTCCATTGAATCTATTAAGTCCGTTCGGTTTGGATTCTTTGCTTTTATTTCGTTTAAACTTCCTTGAATCTTTAGGTAAGTGTGAGATAAAAGAACCTGAGCGCGTAGTGTTGTGTAATCGTCCATATTTATTTTTTATAATCCGCAATAACCCGAATCGCATTCGTTAAAATCAGTGTCGAATAAATCTAATTGCATTTTGTAACTTCTTATTTTTTCGTAAGTTATTCCATTCTTAAAAGTGCTTTCGTTTTCTTGTTCTTGTCGAACAAACCAATTAAATTTAGTTGGTTGTTGGTTTGAAATATGATTCAAAAGTAATTCATTTCGATGAAAACAACCTACGCAATTATTTCGTTTTGCGAATCTTACGGGTTTATCTTGCCAAAACAATTCGATATTATCCTTGTAAATTTCATTTTCTATAAGCGGAAAACTCACTTTTCTATAAGGTAATTGTTTCCATTGATTTCGTCCGTTTTTAGTCCCAACCTTAAACTTAAAATTTTGAAATCCATTTACTTCGCGTTCTATCATTTTATCCGCGCGTCTTTTTTCATTTGCTCGAAATCCTATTCGCATTTCTACGGGTAAATCCGTGTTATCGTAGCACCATTGCGCAATAGGAAATACTTTCATATCTTCCGTACAATATCGAACCATTTGATTAGGTAAATAAAACTTTCCGTTTGCTCGTTTATATGAAGATATTACTTCTTCGAAAGTTGTATTACTAAGCCAAATTATTTGTTTACCTAGATATTGTTCAAGGTCTAACATCGTGTAAATAATTTCGTCTTCTTCCAACGTTCCTATAAATTCTTGTCCTATTCGGTCGCTTACAATTTGTCTTAATTTAGCATCGGGAAACATACACGATTTATCATTAGTTCTTACTAAGGCAAATATATTGTAATCCGCAGGGTAATGTACCGCCATATAACTAGACGTTTTACCACCACTTAAAGAATTTATTGTTTTCATTTTGCTTTTGCGTATTTTTTAATTAATGTATTCCCTTTTTGTTCCTGTTCAAAGTAAACTAATTTTTCTTTATCAAAAAAGATTTCGTGTTTTCCTATATTACCATTTGAGCGCGGTTTAATTTTATTAAAATACAATTCCGCTTTGTAGTAAGTTGGGTCTTCGCGGTGTACGGTTATCATACACTTGCCCGAATTAAACCACTCCGAACCGCCCTTTAAATCGTATGGAACGGGTGCGCTTCGTTTTCCGTTTTCCTTTTCGGTTAATTTAGGGTGAATAATCGTATGCAAGTGTAAATCGTTGTCTTCGGCTATTTGGTTACGATACGGAAGCACGAATTCCAAGTATTGAGCGTAACCGCCGTAATCGTTGTAAGGGTGGTTTAAATCCTTCCAACTATCGATAGAAGCCGTTTCCAATCCTTCGTCTTTTTTTAGTTGTACCGCGTAATCCCAAAATTGTACGGGTGTCATTTTCGCTTTAATATCGTCGCGCGTTAATACTTTAAAATGGTGCGTTACCCAATCTATCGCGTGTAAAATTTCCTCGTCCGTAATTACGTTAAACGATTCGGGGTTAAAACTTTTACCCGTTTTCTTGTTAATTAAGTCTGCTATAATTTCAACGTTTGAACCTACGTCGGGAAAATAAACCAAATGCTTCCAACCATAAAAACGGCTCGTATTCATAAGGCATTCCATAAGTACCTGAGTTTTACCCGACATCGGGAAGCCCGTCCAATCCGTGCAATTACCCAAACTCATCGAATAGTATTCGTCCATTCCTTCAAAGCCTAAGTATTTACCTTTTTCGTGGTAATTGTTTCTATACCGAAATAGGTCGTCAATTACTTCGTGTGCTTTTGTTACTTTAAATCCTTTCATAGCGTTTTCGTTTTTAATTATTGCCAAGCGAACTTAAACGGTTCGTCTTTTGGTTTCGGGTTGTTTTTATCCAACCATTTTTTAGCGGTCAAATATAAACTTTTATATGCCTTATTTTTAGCATAGTTTTCTATTTGGTCTAAGGTGTCGTTTATTTGTTCTTCGGAGTATTGTTCTTTTAACTTTTCGAATTCGTCTTGAGATATAGATAAATGGGCGAAGCCCCTGTATATATTTACTTTATCTTTTACTTTAACATTCTCTTTTACTGCTATTTTTGCTATCGTTTGTATGCGTTTGCTATCGTTTGCCTCCGTTTGCCACCTTTTGTTAGCGCCTGCTTTGCCCGCTTCGCTTCGTTTTACTTTGGTATCTTCGAACTTAACAAGGTCGCGTTTAAGTTGTTGTTTAATAGGCTCGAACGCGATTTCCGTTATTAAATCTTCCGCTATCGGGTTTTCGTCGTTAACGTATTTAAGAATATGTTTAAACAATATACCCGCTTGTTCGTGCGTTAACTTTTCTATCGTGTATCGCATATCGCAATACAAGATAAATCCTTTTTTGTCTTTAGCCATTAATATAAATTTAAGTCAATAAAAAACCCCTGTAAATCCGTCGGCTCTCACTTCGACTTCATTACAAGGGTTAATAACTTCTTAAGGTTCTATAATGTGAGAGTCGAACCGTTTACAAATATAATTATTTAATTTAATATATGCTCATCGTATTGAAAATTAATTTGATATTCCCCTCGGTAAATACGTTCCTGTATATGTTCTAAGTCTTTTAAGCCACCCGCTCTTTTAACGTCTAAATACAAATCATTAATAGTTCGTGTTATTTTAAAATTATTCATTGCGGCGCGTAGGTGTTCCGTGTCGTTGTAAAAATGGCGGTCGTTAATTGATTCCCAAAGGTTCGCATTGTTGAAGGCGTGTATGCAAGTCGCGTGATTCAGCCCTAACATTTCGCCAATTTCCATATAACTGAATCCGTAACCCCGCATTAATTTAATTAGGTATCCCCGTTGGTTAACGTACTTTCGTTTTCTACAACGTTTACGAAGGTCGTTTTCTTCGATTAGCGTTGTAAATTTATTTTTTAGCTGCATTATATTTCTTTTATTTGAATAATTAATCCTTCCCAAATATCTAAAACTAGTTTAGCGTGATGTTGGGAATACGCTTCGACAACGGATATTGTTATTTTTTTCCGAGCGTTCGGCGTTTCCTGATAATAGTGTTTTATTTCGTATTTTTTCATATTTTGCGTGAACTACGTGGCAGTAAAGATTAAAGTTAAAGTGTCCGTTTCTATGTAGCCAACCTTCGCCCGTTAGCCACCATTTTATTTGTACGGGTAAATTATATTTGACGTCGTGAGTTTTTTCCGTTGTCATAAGCGTTTTGAATTTTGTTGTTATAATCTCTTTGAGTTATTTCGTCGTGTAAATCGGAGTTTAATAAATCGTCGTAAATTTCATTCGCGATTAACTGAAGGTCGTACTCGGTTAACAAGTGTTCTAATTCTATTTCTAAGTCCGTTCGGTAAGCAACCGCCGTGCAAATAGTTATTACTAAGTCGTTGTCTTCGTCTACGGATAATTCATAGGTACATTCGCCTTCGTAAGTTTCTGCGTAAAAATACGCTAATGGGTAATGGTTTTCTACGTTCATAATATAATAAAATAAGTGATTAATAAAAAAGATACAACGAATAACCCAACTAAGGTTATAAATTCTACGAAGGTGTTTAACATCGTTTGCCCTTCGTTGTCTAGGTTGTTATAAAAGTCCTTAAATCGTTTCATCGTTCAAGTTTAAGCGGGTTAATAATTCTTGCATTGTATTCCATTCCCTCCACGCGTTTTTCGTTGCTTCATCAGTGTGCCCGAATGCGTCGCGGAATTCTTCGTAGTTTTCTTTTAACTCTTGTTCGTATTTCAGTACAATGTGTAAAATTAAATCGTTTACTGTTTTCATAGCTTTTTTTTTTAATTGTTTTTTGTGTTATAGTTCGCGTATTTCAAAAGTGTATAAATCGTTATGGCTTGTTTCGGCAATTAATTTATTTGCGTAATCCGTAGCGTCCTGCAAATCGATTGCCGTTACAATAGAAAACCATAACTCGTTTTGGTCTTTGTCTTGAAATTCAATTTTGTAATCTTTCATAGCGTTTTTAATTAATGTGCGTTACCGAGTCGCACCCCTCGTTTTTATTATTTAATTATAAATCCTTTTGCCATTTTTATTGAGTATTTTTTTTCCCCAATTTCTTTACCACTAACAAAATTTATTATTACATCCCTTTTGTTTGTAAATCTTACAACTATACCCGCAAGCGTTTCGGGGCAATCATACCAATAAAGTTTACTTCCGATTTCTAAATTGTGTTCTGCCGTTTTCATATTGTTTCGTTTTTAATTATACACAAATATAAAGCAAAGGTTTCAATATACCAAACTTTTTAACAATTTTTTTTAACTTTTGAATAATTTATAATGATTCTAAATAAGGAATATTACATAATGTAGGAGAAAATCACTTAAAATTTGTCACAAATTTAGATTATAATTGAGACAAAAGTAAGGGTATAAACTTACGAAAAGCCTAATAAAATCAGGCTATAAACTGAAAAAGGGGGTTTTATCCCCCTTGTAATAAATTTGAGTAATAAGCCTTTACACCGTTTATAAATTGGTAATGCTCGGTTGTGTCGTAATCGTTTTGAACTTCAACCCATACACTTTGTTGTGATTGCCAACCTTCCGAGTTCACTCCTTTAACGTTGTGTTTCTTGCTTAACTTTGTTGCTAATTTAATAGCTGCATTTTTCGTTTTTGTTTCGTGGTATTGAATGACATCGCGTCCACCTTCAATACTCACCACTTCAACTTTGTAAGTAAACATAGCGTTTTGTTTTTAATAAATAAAAGAACTAATTATATACAAATATAAACATTAATTCATTACCTACCAAACTTTTTAACATTTTTTAACATTTTTTAACATTTGAGTTCATTAAAAAGGGGTATTGCTACCCCCTAATTAAAAACGCTATGCGCAAACTTACAACGGAAATTTGAAACTATCTATATTTTTTAATACTAAGTTATCCACTTTTTTAACTTCGATTTTAAGAATGCGCCCTCCGAGTGGTTTCGGGGGTGCGCCACGTTCAACGTGCCAACCGTACGCACCTTCGCCGTACTCTTCTTTGTAAGTTCCTGTTAACATAAGGTGTAATTCCTTTTGTTTAATGGAATAACCATTTTTTGAGTTGTGGGTAATTGTTTCCCTTACATCGTTACGGCTTGAATTTTCGTGTATATGCCCCATTGTAAACACGTCAAAATCTTCGTACATTTCAAGCGCCCTTGTAAGGTTTAACGCCCCTTTGGTAACTACCCCTCCACCGCCTGAGCCGTGGTAATATTTTACCTTTGTGCTTATTTGCACGTTCCCGTTAAAAGTTTGTTTAACAATTACCCAACCCCCGTAACCGCCTGTTTGAACTTTAGAACTACATTTAAAGTTTAGTAGGTCTACAAATCTTTGGAGTATATCCGTTTCTTGAAATTTTATAATAGCGGTTTCGTGGTTTCCGTAACCGACAATCTTTATAATATCCGCATAAGGCGAAAACCATTCTACCGCCGTTTCAACGATAGAATCTAAATAACGTGCGTTGTTATGTTCGGGTAGTATATCCGATTTATTACGGCGGTTATCCCCGCGCCCTTGCATAAGACAAAAGAAATCCCCGTTAATAACTACGGGAATGTTATTTTCTTTGCAGAAATCTAAGTTCTTTTTAAGTAGTTCCCTATCGCAATGCGGGTTATCCCAATGTAAATCGGATAGCATAGCTACGTGAACTTGCTTACCGTCAAGTTGCAGTTCGTGGACGTTACGTCCGTGTTTAATTAAATTCATACGTTAAATTTGCCCGAAATATCGGAAGAATAATTTCAGCCTAGAAATAAAAGCGCTATTGAGAATAAATTTTAGAACAAACCCTAGGGTAAAAGCAATCAATACAATCCACCAATTTGTACGGTATTTAATAACCTGAGTAGCCTTCGCCGTTTTCCATTGCGTCTTGCCTTCTATACGAAGTGTCTTTACTCGCTCTTTGTATTCGATTTTAGTTTGCCATTTGGTTTTAGGAATATAAACGTTTTTAAAATTTACGATTGTATCCTTTGTAGTTATAAACTTTTCCCAAAAGATTGAATCGTGTTTTATTACGGGAAACGAATCCAAAGTAGTTATGCGTATCGTGTCGCTATCGTTAACGACCTTTAGCCCGTGTTTAAGCGCCTTTTTATAGTGGTATTGTGCTTTGCGTTCACTTGAACACGAAAGCAGCGTTAAAACGCTTAAAATCAATATTAAGTATTTCATAAACTTTGAAGCATTTTAATCATACGTGGACAAGGGTAAATATCCGCTTTATCTTTTCGTACGGAGTTATGCGTATAAATTCCTTTTTCGCCGTCGAATGCGGCTTTATCTAAACTCCAAATTTCTTTTCGATATTCTTTAGGTATATCATAAGTTTCGCAAAGGTATTTTACGAGTTGCCGTGTAGATTCTATTTGCGCGTCCGTATATTTATACCAATGCTTATACCCCTTGTAAGGTTCTTCCAACGTGGTTACATACGAAGGGTTAACAACGCCTCCAACGTAGTTATAAAATTTGCCGTCTTTTTCTTTAAGCATTCCCCAATTACAAATTTCAATACCTACGCTTAATTTATTTAGGTTCTTATATTTTGAACCCATACGCGAAAAGTCTTCCGAATCAATTCCCAAGTGCCACGCCCAATGCTTACTAGAAAAGCATTGTACAATAGTTCCGTTTTCGCCAACCACGAAAGCGGTTGCTATTTGTGAATCGTTGCTATTCCACCAACGCGCAACCCCTTCAGCGTTTCCGTTGCCTGCCGTGTGGTGTAAATAAATCTGCGTTTTGTCGCTTGGTTCTTCGAAGAACTGCCCTTTCGATAAACGCTTTTGAACTATCTTTTGAATGTCAAGGTTTGAACTCATTTAAATCCTGTTTGCTACGTGTTACAAAATCTTTAAACGCTTTTAAAATATTTTTGCCTGTAATGTCTTCGTAAGATTCGTTTATACTTTTGATTTCTATAAAGGTACAAAAGAACGTAAACGCTTTTGTTAATATTAAATCCACCGAAACAAACAACCCTAAAATATCTGCTAAAACGTATTTTTCTAAAAAGTAAACAACTAAAATACCACCCGAGTAAAGAAAAGATTTTGAAACAGTGTTACTTAATCTGCGGGAACGAAACGACTTCCAACCGCCTAATTTTACGCTTCGCCATATACCGAAAAACATATCGAGCCATATAAACAAAATAGCTATTATTATTAACGGCGTAACGGGCGCTATAATAGAAAAAACGGAAAAGAAAAAAAGTGCAATTTTAGTGTTCATTTTGGTAAAAGTTCAATAGTTCAAACACTAAATAAGCGCCGTAACTAACTGCAAATAGTTTATAAAAAATGTAGGGCGCTTCAAATATTGTAAACGCTACTCCCGTAAAAGATAGTAGGTAATAAAGTAAAGATAGTCCGCGTAAATGGTTTATCATACCGTTAAAGTATTACTTGTAAAAGGGTAAATGTTACCGCCTATTGTTATTTCTAAATCTACGTAGTATTCGCCACGGTCGGGGTATTCAAACATCCAAGCCGTTCCGTCTTCGTATAGTGTTCCGTCTGCGTAAAAACTATTATTGTAATAAATTGTATATCTCATTAAACTTGGCGTGTATTCGGGGTTTAATCTAAATGACATATAACCCGTAACGGATTCCAAAAACAAATAAGGTAATTGAATTAAAATTTGGTTTTCATCTTTGCCCGTTATGTTGGTTACTCCCGAAGGAGAACTTAAAACAACATTACCCCACGGCTTCGCAGTTTGTGGACTTGTACCCCAATTTATCTCCGTGTTAAAAGCCTTCCCCCAATCATTTTCCATTTTTTAATTTTTTAAGTAATGTTTTTAACTTAATAATGTTCGCCTTCTTTGGCGTGTATTCCTTCTTTATATTACCCATCCGCTATAATTTGAATCCGTATTTGGGTATATATCGCTATTCGTGTTTGAATAGTATTCGGGAAAAGTGTTACCCGAAAAAGCCATATATTGAATAAAACGCTCCGTGTAGTTTTGTGCTAAATACTTTTGTTTATCTACTAAAAAATCAACCTCGTTTTTTTCTACGTTTGTTGCGTTTTCCGAACTATGTTTAAAAATTCCCTTATTCGCTAAAGTGTAAGCCATAAACGGAAGGTACTCGACCATTGCCCAATGGATTAACATAGGCTTTAAATATATTTCAACCAAATCTAAATACGGGTTTGCTAACGTTGAAGCTACTATGTCCGCTTTAATTTTTTCGAGTAGTTGCGTACCCGCGTATTGTTGTATATGAATGTCCTGAGCGACTTTAATCCATTGTATAAATGTATCCGTGTCGATATTTCCGTTAAGTGCGGTAAATCGTACTAAATCGTCTCTTGTTATTAATAGTGCTTCTGCCATTTTTATTTAGGTAAAAACCCTCGGTTCGGCATATCGATAGGTCGAGTGCTTACGAGTGCGTTATTTTTTATTTCGTATCCTAATTTCTCCGCTTTTTTAACCGCTATTTGTTTCGCGTTCGGAGAATTAACGTCGATTCTAAAACGTGGGTCGAACTGCGCGTAAACTTGTTTATTCCAACGGTGGTGACAATTTGGGCCGCCTTTATATAACCATATATCGTAACTAAGTTTACCACGTGGCCCAAACCCTATTTTTTCGCCCTCCGCGTTTATATAAAATCCGTTAACTACGGATTCACCCATTCGTAAAATGTCTTCTTTTCGGTATATCTTTTTGGCGCTTTTCATTAACTTGCAAAACGGGCGCATTTTACCACTTTTGCCGCCGTCTTCGCCTTCGTAAACATAACGAGTAATAAATTTAACGCCGTCTATTGCTTCGTCCTGTTCGGACTTTGAGTTAGGGTAAGCTACTCCCGTGTTTATTAATTCAACTAATCGACTAAATAAAGATTTTTCGCCTTTGAGCGTTTTGTTTTCTTCTTCGTCCGTGTCGTAATCTACGGGTGCTTCGTCTATCAATAGCCAATTTTCCTGCGGTTGTTCTCCGAATTCCTGTAACGCTAAGGCTATTTGTTCTTCCGTGCTTTGTGCTTTTAATTCGGTGGCGTCCGCTCCCGTTTCTTCCGTTACTTGTTCTTCGGTGGTTGCGTTTTCTAAGTCCGTAAATTCTAAAGGCTTTAACGTTCTAAAGAATAATTTTAACGCTATTCCGTTAAACGCTAATATCCTATCAAACGCTTCTAAGATTTCGTCTTGAAAAGGCTTAATAACCATATTGTTAAAAAGTATAAACGAGTTTTGTAGTTCGTCCGCGTTACTTGAGAACCCGTTAGAAGAAGCAATACCAAATAATAAAGGCGAAGTAACGTTATGACCTAACATTATTTTGCGTAAACATTCTTCGCTTAGGTACGTATAATGGTCGGGCGCGTCGTTTAACGGAATGTCCTCGACGGTTGTTTTAGATTCGGCGTTTAAATTAAACGCTACAATTACTTTTTGCCCTTTAGAACCCGTTAACTTGTTTAATACCTTTTGGCTTATTAAATCCTGTTGCTCTTCCGAAGGTACTCCGTTGTTAAAGTTAACTACTTTTGTTCCGCTGAATCCGTTTTGAACTTCGTTAATTAAATAGTCGCTTACTTCTTCTTCCAAAACTGCGTACGGTAGCGCCCCTTGGTAGTCGGGATACGCGTAATATTTCATTCCAACCCCGTAAGGCTTCACGTACATTATTTCGATTTTATCCTTTGAGAATCCAAACGCGGGAATTCGCGTAGGCGGAAACTTGCGTACTTCTTCCCAATTATCCGAATAAAAATAACCCGTTATTTCGCCTTTGTCGTTGCACTTTTCAGCGCGAATAAGATTCACGGGTATATGGTAAGCCTTTAGTATTTTATCGTGCTTGTCGTTGTAGTGTACTTGAATAGCAAATTGCCCAAATAACTTCCTATCGAATACCATTCTTCGTACGCAATCCTTACTAAATAAGGTCATCATTTGCGCATACTCGTTAGGCTTACGTGAAGCGTCTAAAGCGCTTAGACCTTTGCCGTATATTAGTCGGCTTACGTTGTTTATAATTGCGCCGTTTGTAGTGGAATTCGTGTACCTATCAATTAGGTAATCGAAGTAATCGTTATTTTCTCCCCAACCTACCCACGCATCGCGTGAATTTTCCTGTAATATCGGTTGTTGGTATTCCGCTAATTGTAAAACGTGAACGTTATTCATACATTATAAAGTCGTTAGTTGTGGTATTGCTTATAAATTGCCCGTCGTTAACCGAGAACGTGTTAATCGGTTGGTTGGTGCAAAACATACGCTCTTTTAATAGTAGGTTTCCGCTTCCATCTTTAATTACCGCCCAATAAAATTGATTCTCTTCCGTAGGTAAAATTCCGCTAAAGTCGTAAACGTAATCCCCCGCCGTAAACGTACCCGCTACAACTTGAGTTGTATTCGTGTTTTCACCTGTTAACTCCAACGTAACGGGAGTTCCATATCGCGGAATAAAGTTAAAGGTTTGGCTTGTTAATTGTTCTTGGACTACTATCATATTAATATAACTAGTAATCCGTGTTTTTGTGCATAAAAAAAGGGGTGTTGCCACCCCCTTAACGTTATGAAACAAAGTTTCTAAGAATTAACTACCGTTGGGTTGTTCAACAAAGTAACTAATTGCGCTTCGGTTGAAGCATCTAAGAAATTAGCAGGCGTGACCTCTTGTCCTGTAAAGGTCAAGGAATAACCGTTCATATCTCCTAATGCAGTTCCGTTAGAAATAGTACCCGCCGTTACGTCCATTCCGCGAAGTAATCCCGCGATAAAGTATTGTCCCGCGTTTGTCTCAACAATAATGTTAGGACGACCGTAAGATAACAATTTAATTTGTTTGTGCGTAATTGCGTCTTGCTTTTTAAGTTGAACGCTTAATACTTGTTCGAAGAACGTAGTTCCATTTTCACGTGAACTTGTAATAGTTGTTTCGAACGAGTTAGTTCCTTTTAATTCAAATTTGTAAATAGAAGACAAAGCGGGTAATGTAATACCGTCTATTACGTCTTCTAATCCTACTCCCGTAAGGTAAGAAATATCGGTTTCGTCGTAAAGTCCGTAGTTAAGTACGTAAAGGTTTTTTAATCCACCTACTACGTCCTTACAAGGCTCAATTCTACCGTGTGAAATATCGCAACTCATTTTAATTTTGGTTTTTTAATGTTAAAAAAAAGGGTGGTAGTTTTATCCACCACCCCGTTATATTTTGGTTATGTGGATTATCCGTAAATTACGATATCTTCAATAACTCCGTATTGCGCACCCGCAGCCATTCGCATAACTACACGAACGTTATCGTCTCCTAAAGTAGCTGAAGTGTCAATTACTCTAACTTCTTGCGTATCGCTCAACAAAGAACAACCGAAGTAAAGGTTGGAAGTAGTTGTAGCCATCATCGAATCCGTAGGAAGTCCGTTAGCCATAAAAATTGGCAACCCGTTAAAAGTTAGCGCGCCGTTAGTGTACCACATTGTACCCTGAGCGTTAACACCACTATTTGAAGTAGCGGCAACCGCAAAGCCACCTAATGCAGCAACGTAAGCCTTAGCAACGTTTTGAGAAACGTAAATTTTAAGGTCTTGTTTTCCGTAAAGGGTTGCAGGAATAGCATCGTAAACTAATTGCATTTGTGCAATAACGTTACTCGCGTTAATCGCAGTTGAAGCAACTAATTGAGCGGGAGGTAAATTAACATCTACCAAAGCACTTGAATAAAGCCCGTCAAATTGACCCGAAAGACTTCCGTTACCTTGCCATACGTTAATCTCGTTAGCGGCGGCAACTTTTTCAGCAGCGTAAGCAATTAGGTAATCTGAAAACGATTTAGGCAAAGTATCAAAAGAAGAATAACCCATTTCGATAGACTGCCAAGTTGAATGAAATTCGGACTTACAAAAAGTCATATTCACTTGAAGGTCTTTAACTTGTAATACACGCTCGGTTAAATCAACTGTTCCAATAGGTTGAAAATCGCAACTTGCATCCTTAAGGAAATCAGTTGTTTCTAATCGTTGGATAACTGCTTTGTATTTTACGTTCGGCATAACGGTTACCCCGCCGCCTTCGATAGTTGGTGCGCTCAATAGAGCCGCAGAAACGTACTTACCTGCCCATTGGCCTGCGTAAGACGTTGTAATAGTTGGATTTGGCATTTTTTTTTAATTTAATTATTTATACATTTTGTTTAGTACGGAATCCATTATTCCGCGTGGTGCTTTTGAACCGATTTTAGTAAATTCGGCTTTAGCTTCATTCTCGGGATTAAAAGAAATTGGGGTAGGTGTTTCGCTAAGTTCGGTTGCTTCGTTTGCAATCACGTTAACTTTGGAAAGTTTAGCCAATTCAGCCTTTAACTCGTCGTTTTCTTTTTGTAGTTTTTCCATTTCAGCAAAGAACGATTCTTTAACTATGGATTCGATTGTTTTTTTAGGAGTAGCCACAGGCGCGGACATTTCTTCTTCGGGCATAGGCTCGGTAGTTTCTTCGGTTGTTTCTTCTACAACTTCTTCTACTTCTTCTTCCTTTTCTTTAACCTCGGAAATAATCCCTTCTTCTACAATAACTAAAATACGTCCGTCTTCTAATTCGTATTCTCCAACGGGAACGGCTATTTTTTGTTCGTCTTCAGTTACGACAAAAACTTCGTTTCCTGATTCGAAAGTTTCCGCTTCGATTTTGGTAACTCCATCGCCCATTAACATTTGTTCTAACTTTACTTCGTTAGATAACAATGCTTTGATTTTTTCGAGTAGTGTGCTATTTTTCATTTGTGTTTATTTTAATTTATCTATATCTAACTTTAAAGCCTTAAACATATCGTTAGCCATTTTTCTTTTATTGTTAAATATCTTAACGGTGTTATCGTCTCCAATTTCTTTGGCTATTGGTAAATATTTATCGCATAAATCAATAATCAATTTGTATTTATTTTGAGCGTTAATAAAGTTTTGTTTGGCTTCATTCTTTAACGAAATAGCTTTGTCCATAAAAGCATTTGGTTCTATTTCTGCTTTTCTAATTTCTTCCAAAGCATTTAACTCTACTTCGTGTTTTGCTAACTCAACTTTGCTCGCTTGAATTTCGTCCGCTTTATTGATTTTGTCTAAAATGTTTTTCATATTATAATAATTAAAGTTTAAAAATTTTGTTGCATTTTGTTACGGCTTCGGATACCATAACGGGGGTGGTGGTACGGGGTTCGGTGGTGTTACGTCGCTTCCGATACCTTGGTTTTGTAGTTCGCCTGTACAACACTTTGAGTCGTAAGTATTGTTCTTGCATAAACAACCACGCTTACCACCGCGCGGGCTATTTCTTATTTCTTGTCTTCGTGCCTTCATTTTATGCCTAATAAGTTTTTAAGTTCGTTTACTATTTCCGTGGCTTCGTGTTCTTCCGAACTCATTTCGAATTTATCCGCAAAGTATCCTTCGATAGAAAAGCCTTTTATTTTGCCTTCCTTAACATCGTTCCAAACTTCGTCGTTATTTACCTTCATTGAAATCATCCACGTTCCTTTAGGTAAGGAAAATCCGTAAAGGTTCGACTTGTCTTTTTTTTCGTCTTCGATTATCCAACTTTCAACAACCGATAAACCCTTTAACTTTTTTTCGTGTTCGTAAGTCGCATTGTTTTGATTTGAGCGCATTAAAAATAATTCGCTTGCTTTTCTAATTGTGTCCGAACTAAAATAAATATAGTATTCTTCGTTCTTATCGTTTCGTCGGTAAATTTGTTTATTAGGAACTAATGCCGCACCCATTAAAATACGTTTCTCGGTGTCAACTTCTTTGAGTTCGATTTCGTGTTTGTTTAAGGCTATAAAGTTTTCTTCGATTGCGGGGGATTTTACAACGCTTACCGCGTCGATTCCGCTTTGCTCGTCGTTATCGTCTATGATTAATTCTATAATTCTCATATCTAAATAATTTAATTTTTGTTAAAGTGTTGCGTTTTGTATTCTATTTCTATCTAAACTTTGAGCGCTGCTAACTTGCCCGCTAACTACGTATGCTTGGGTTGGTTGTTGTTGTAATTGCGCTAACTGATTTAACCCGTTATTACCTACGACATTAAAGGTAGGCGCTTGCATACCGCCCCCGCCGCCTACATCACCGCCGCCTGTATCCCCGCCACCCGTAGTACCGCCGCCCTCAAACTTTTGCGAAGCAATTTTACCAACTCCGATTAAACCGCTTGCGACTGCTATACCCGCCGCGATACCACCACGAACGGGGCTACTCGGGTCGGGAACGGGTGTAAACTGAGAATAATAAGCCGAACGCGCACTTAAAAAAGTGTCTATTAATGCGGTGGCTATACTTGCCGCCTTCTTTACTTGGAAGGCTTTACGCGCTTGTTTTTCTCCCTTCTTACCAAACAACTCCGTAAGGTCGCTAATCATAGTTAATCCCGACTTCGCTAAATCCGCGTTGCGTTGCATAACTGCGGTTTTTCTTGCTACTTCCTCTTCTTCGAATTTTTTTTCTATGTCCGCTTTTTCGCGCCCTTTGGCTTCGGCTATTGTTTTTTCTTGTTCTGCGTTACCCTTTGCCATTCGTTCCATTTCCGCGTACTTTTCGTCTAGTAAATAAAGTTCACGGGCTTGGTCGCTTAAACTTGATTGGTAATTTAATTCTTGTATAGATTCAACTTGGTTTAAAAAATCTTCTTGACGTTTCTTTTCGTCTTCTTGCATTTTCTTTTGAAAATCTTCCGTACGTTTTAATACTTCGGCTTGGTGCTTGTCGTCGATTGCTAACAAGTCTTTGTTTAAAATGTCTTTTGCACCTAAAAATATTGCCCTTTCCTGTTCGGTTAATTTAGTTTCCGCGTTTACCCTTAGTTCTTCTAATTGTTTATTGTATTCCTCTTGGCTTATTTTTCCGTCTTGAAATTGTTTATCTAAGGCGGCTTGTTCTTCCTGAGTACGTTCTTTTAAAAAGTTGTCGCGGTAATCGTTAAACGCGTCTTGTCGTACCGCTTTTTCTTTTTCTATTCCGTCCGCCATTAACGCAAGTTTTTGGTTTTCGGCTTCTTCGTCTAACTTCGCTTGGTCGTCGTTTTGTTTCTTTAAATTATCTATGTATGATTTTCGGTTTTGGTTTGCCGCTTGTTTTGCTTTATCACCCGCCGCCTTGGCTTTTTCTTCCATTTGCTTTTGGTGTTCGGCTTCCATTATTTGAATGGCTTGGTTCGTATCTACGTTGTCTTTGTAGGTTTCGTTCATTATTTTACGTACACCGTCGGCTCGTTTTTTCAACGCTTTGTATCGGTCGGAATCTTGGTCTTCCGTTGCTAACAATAAATCTATTTCGGCTTTGATTGCCTTCATTTTAGATTTTTGAACTTCCAAATAAACGCGCCCACTTGCTAAGTGCGATTTTGCTTTTGATAGTTCCATTTCGTAAGTTGCCTTACCCGAAGCCTTTGCTAAATCTATTTCGCGTTGCGCTTTTATGTCGTTTTGTTTTTGTTCTTTTTTAATTGCGTTTGCTCGTTTATCCGCAGATTTAATAACGGCTTCCGTGTGCGCCTCGGCATTCTTTTTTAGCTTAGCGGTCTTTACGTCGTCAACAACCCCCATAGCTTCCAACGCTTTAACAACGCCGTAAATAATACCTACAATCGGAAACAAAACAGCAATTAAAATTTTTGCTCCGTTTCCTAACTTTTCGAAGCGTTCACGCGCATACATTACCGCCGCCGAAACTTTATCGAAGTTTAGAATAAGCAACACAACTAAGACAACGATTGCGCCGATACCCGTAGCAATTAAAGCAATTCTAAATAACTTCATTGCGTTTGTAGCTACTCCCGTAGAAACTGCTACGCCTGTTTGAGCCGTTGCCAAACCTGTTGAAGCAACCGCCTGAGCGCCCGTTGTTGCTACGTTTGCTTTATCCACCGCCGCCCCCGCCGCCGTTACTGCGTTTTTCTTTAATAACCCTAAAATAACGTCTTTTATTTTCGTGCCTAAATTGCTGAACGCCCTTCCCGCGTCTTCTAACCCTTCTAACCCCTGAGCCAAAGCCATTGCGCTTTGTACCTTTAACATCGTTTCCTGTACGGCTTCGCTCTCAACTCCGATTAAACCTAACCCGCCTTCAACCGCAGAAATACCCGAGGCAACGGAACTCATTGCCTTGTTCATTGCTAAAAATGCCCCTTCGCCTTTGTAGCTTTTTAGCATTTCGTTAGTGTCTTCTAATTGGTCTTTTAATTGCGCGGCTTTTTTAGCGGCAATTACCGCTTGTTCGGATTGCTCGCCGTATAGGGAAACCATTTTTTGAAGTTCTCCCGTTGCTTCTTTTAATTGCGCCTTTAGTGGTTTGACATCACTTTTTACTTCGAGTTCAATCGTTCGTTTTTCCGCCATTTTTTTCTAGTTTTTTTATATATAACTCGCGAAGCATTTGTTTGTACGCGGGTTTTATTCTATCGTTTAATTTATATTTTCCTTTTGCGATTTCAATATATTCGTGTTCGCCTAAGAACTCCGAAACTTGCAATAATTGTACTATTTGATTTATGTAACTCATCTTCGTATTATAATTATGTCTTGGTTTTGTTCGCTGCCGTCTTCGCCTTCAAAAGTTACTCGAATGTAAATTACATCGTTAAAAGATTCCGTTAATAATTGCCGTTCGTCTTCGGTTATTCTTAAATCGGCTTCTTCGGTTTCCCTATCTATATTCCCAATAACATCGGGAAGCGTAAAACTAACCGTTTGACTTCTTGTAATTGGGGCGGGTAAAATAACATCGGCGTTCGTGCTTGAAAAAGTAGCGCGTGTTGTATTTCCTCGGTTTGGTTGTAAGTTAGGAAACGTAATCGGTACTACTATCGTCGGTATGTTTTGCGTAGTATTAACAACCCTCGCAGGAAGTATAGGCATAAAATCGTTAAGCAGTTGAAACGTACTTTCCCCGCTTACTAGGTTCGTTTTCATTTCGTTAATTATATAACGCTTATCCCGAATAATTAGGCGGTCGTTTAACTGCAACCCTGTTAAAATCGAAACGGGTAAATTTGCCTTAATAGTTGTTAGTCTATTTTTAGGGTTAAATAAATTAGTTAGGTACGGGAAGTAATACGCCGCAAAAATACTTTGCTGAATCGGAGTTAACCAATAGGAAGAAGTTTCGGGCGCAAAGTTAGTAGAGTAGTTTATTCCGTTATCGGTTAAATCCTGCCCAAACATCATATAATCGTTTGTTTGAAACAAACTAGAACCATCGGTAAAATGTATGTGTTGCGCCACATTAACCCCGCCATATTTGTAAAGTAAACAAGGCTTCGGAATGTAAGGGGAAAACGAACTATCTAACGAGTAGCCAACTTGTAAACCCGTTGGAGTACCACCGCTTGTAAACTGATTAAATAAAAGATTCTCAAACGGAACTTTTATAGTAAACTCCCCTCCGTCGTAAGGGTATTGTAATTCCGTATTTCCGTATTCTTTTAACCCTTGCTCAAAGAATGCTTTATTCATTAACGAGTTAGATTGCTCAAACGCAAACCCTATCTTTTTATAAAGTTTTACGCGGTCTACCCCTATTTCGTTTTTGTCCGTGAACTCGGTTACATCTATAACCGCGCCTGCTCCGTACCAATCTTCTAAAGGGACTATTTCGTAAGTGTTCACGCCCGTACCAAAACACGTTAAATTAAATTGTTTTAGTATTCCTGTAATAAAGTCTTGAATTTTCATTTTTGGCGCTAATTGCGCTAAATCAGTAAAAGCCGAAAGGTTTAACGTAATATTGGAATAACGAATAAATTCAGTTGTTGGAATCGGGTTTACGGGCGTTATATAAATTACTTCGTATTGAATTTCCGAATCAAACGTTAGCGGAAAATTAGAACGTATATAAAAATCCCAAACGTCGTTTAAGCCTTGAACATTTGTAACGTTCACAAGTCCATAAATAGCCGTTCCCGTTCCTTGGGTTGTAGAAAATAATACGCCGTTTCTATACGTGTCAATCCAATAGGTTGTAGTTGGAGAACTTACCGAAGTAACGTCTAATGTTATTACGTGATTCATCCACGTAGCACCATTGAAAAACGTGGTAGTAATTTTATTTAATGAAGGGTTAACGTAAAAATTAAGCGGGTAGGTTGGAGTAAAAAAACTTATTACGGTGTCAAAGTCAAGTTGTTTCGGTTGCCCGCTAAACTCAAAATTGTTTTTATTCTTGTACCATAAATAAGCCTGAGTAAAACGCGAATCGTTTAAAAACGCTCCCGTAAACGTTACCCCGTATTGCAACGCAATAATATCAAAAATAGATTTTACACGTACTGAAGGAAATAACTCACGGTAATCTATTGCGCCCGAATTAGTATGTATATCGTTAGCCGTTGAACCCATAAAAGGAACGAGCCAATTAGGAACGGTAGTATTTGGTTGCGTACTTAAATACTCCCATATACGATTAGAAGTTATGAGCGGGTAACATACATCGAAATCGGTTGTTGTAGTTATAACCCGCATAAAAACTTCGTTAAACGTGTAATCGTGGTTTATCGTTGTATAATCTAAATTGCTCAATAGGTCTTCGCCTATTAAATCTTTTAACGTGGTTACATCCCCGTAAAAAGTAATCGTATAATTGTTTGCTTGTCCGTTTTTTAGTTGCGACTTTTCCATTTGGATTTTACCCCTGCGAAAAAATGTACTATCAATTTCTATATAGCCGTCTAAACGTTCTTGGTAATTGATTGAACTATTTAACGAGTTCTCGTAAAAGTATTCCCAAACCGCGTTATTCGTTGCGCTTGCAGGAATTGTAAACGACTGCGAAAAATCCGTAAAGGTTTTGCTAATATCCTGAATATTTTGGATTGTAGAATTTACCTCGATTGTTTCGTCGTTAAATAAATCTAAAGTTCTAGTTTCAAATAACGTTTTTACAAATATGCGTACTTGCCTTTTCATTAAATAACGTTATTAATTAAATCGGTACTTTGTTCGAATTCCAAAACGTAATTAATTGTTTTATTGTTTATGTTCTTTTGTTTATCGAATTCTTTTGTTTTCAGTTTAACGGGTTCGTTGTTTAGTAAGATTCTTTCGCTCAATAAAAGTTGTTGAATGTTAGAACTAAAATCTTCGTTTACCCAACCCGTGTTAACTCGGTAGCTAATTGTTCCGTTCGTGTTGAATCCTTGCCGTTGGTTTAACTCCGTATTGTAAGCGCCAAATAAACCCATTTGCTGCATTAAATTAAACTCGGTTGTGTTCGTGCTTAAACTTTCGTAAGATGCCTTAAACATAAATTCGCGTTGCCACGCTCCGTACATATTTATAAAGTCCAACGTAATTACATCGTACCTACATTCTTCAACGGGGTAAAAATTTGCTTCCCAAACAACCGTGCTTCCTACTAAAACTTCGACTTTGTTTCCTGTTAAATAATAACTAGGGTAAACTCGGTAAAGGTTAAACACATCGTCCGTAGCGACGGAGTAAGAATAAGTTAAACCCGTTTGAAATTGCGTGTACCTAATCGTTCTTCCCGACCTTAAGTAAGCCGTAAAAGTTCCTGCTCTTTGAAGTTGGTTCGTTGTTGGGTTGTTGTTAGTGTCCGCCCAATAGTAGTAATCTTTTGGGTCTAAGTGTACGGGCATTATTCCAACGTGTAAAGGGTTAAAGCCTTGCGAATAATAACCGAACCCGTCAAACGCCCAATAAGTCGTAGTGTCTAATAAAACGTAGGTACTTAAAACTAATTTATAGCGCTTTACGTCAACTTTAATATAGTTGTTTATATTCCATATACCCGAATCCGTAGAATAATTTTGGGATACCGTTTCGTGTTTTATTTGCTCCATTAAATAAGGAGAAATATTGTAAAGGTTTTGAACGTTGTTACTTGACGGGATTAATTTTTGCAAAGTATATTCAGGGAAAAACGAAGGGGAGTTTCCATTCCTGTATATAAACAATTCTATTTTACTTCCTTCTTGCCCTACTTCGTTAACGTCAATTATATACGGGCTTCGTGCAAATATTCTATTTATCGGCATATGTATTAAAATTTTCTTTCATTATTCTATCAAATAGGTCTTCGGATTCTAAACCGTAAACTTTTATTAATTCGTCGGGCAAGTTGTTAAACGCTGCTTCAAAAGGTTTTGTAAACCATAAACTCGGTTTAATTCCGTTAATAAATATGTACCTTGACAAAGCAAATTGTATGGATTTCCTAGTTAAGAATTTTCCGCCTTTATCCCGTGGCGCTATTCCTTTTCTTACTATCCATTTGTCGAATGCCTTTGGTGGTGGCGGTTTGGTTGTATAACTAAATTCCGTATTGTATTTCCTATGCGTACCGCTTACCCCTTTATCCTGATAAAATCCGTACTCTTCCATTTCGAAAAACATACGAATCGAGTTCGGCATTACTTTAAATTCAGCATTTAAACTTTTACTTAAATTGCCCGTGCTTTTTTTCCTTTGTAAGTTTTCTTGGCTATGCTTTATTACATAGTCGCGGAATTCTTCTAAGGCTTTTTGTTGTAGTTCTTTATCCACCTTAACAACGTGTCATATCGTTTGGAAAATCTACGTCGAATGTCATCCCCCACCCTGCTAAATAATTTTCAAAGCGTTCTATAAAAGGTTCGCAAGTTGGCGACCCGTTTAATTGGTAAAGGTTATCCCATATATTCCCGTGTTTCAACATTTCAAAGGCTCGGTTTAATACTGCTAACTGAGTATTTAAAACGTCTATTTCGTTATCCGCAGTTTCGAACGTGTCGGGCGCTTCTTCTTTACGTTGGCTTACGTTATCCATAGCCATTAAAGTAACGTTAGCGGTCATTACGTTATCATTAAACGTAACTTGGTTGACCATTATATGAACCAACGGAAATATAGTTTGCTTGCCTAAGTCAACGTTGAAAATAGAACCTTGGGAAACGGTGTTAACTATTGCATCCGAGTTGAAGTGCGTTTTAAGTTCGTTTAATAGTGAGTAGTATCCGTTCATTTGTAACTCTTTTTAATTTCCATTATTTCTATTTCGTTCTTTTCGGATTCAAACGTGAGATAGGTAAGACATTTATATAACCCGTATTTTGTAACTTCGTCGTATTTTGTAAGGTCTCCCTTAGCGAGTCCATAGATGCTTGAATACCACCCCCACTTTTTCCCGAATTGAGTTCGCGCGCTAAAGTCGCTTGTTCGTTCTTGCTCATCGTCGCTAACTGCGTCTCCAAATAATTTAGGGTAGCGTTTAACAACTCGCTTCCTAAAGTCCAAAAAAAAACCGAAGCCGAAATTGCTACGTCCATTGGCGCGAACTTCATTAGTTCCGCGTATTCGGTTGCTCCCGTGTATTCAGCTATTTCATATTTATCTTTATTCCGTATTTTAATAGGTCGGTACATTACCGCCATAGCCTTATGAAAATCGTCCCACTTTGCTAAGTAATTATCTAAGTCTACGTATTCGCCAAAACTTATATTTTCTAGGTCGGTTATAAATCCGAACTCAATTTCCCCAATTTTAAACGTGGGTTTAAACTTTGGCTTTTCTGCGAATATGTTTGTAAAATGTAGTATTAATTCGTTCACGCTTACAAGTTTCATTTTAACAACTTCCTTTAACTGAATCCCGCAAAATATCTCTATCATTTTCTGCGCTATAAATTCTTCGTCGTTGGAAGACTGTTGCAACTTTAGGAACTTTTGGTAGTTCACTAAAGGTATTTCGTTAATTGAACTTGGTATGGTTATTTCTAACTTCATATTTATTAAACTATTTATTCGTGTTTTTGTAATTCACAACGTATTCGTGTGCCTTAATTAGCATATCAAAGTGCGCGGTAAAACGTGGCATATTGTTAAAGACTATTCTTACCCGTTTTCCTGTACGTTCGTGTATATATTGTTCAACGCGAGTAATCATTACTTGCATATCGTTCGTATTACCGTATTGCATACCTTCCGTAATTTGAACCTATACCTAGGGTTTCCATTTCGTGATAACGAAAAGCGTCGATAGCGTGGTTATTAAAATCGATAGGTTTGTTTAGTCGGTTTCCCTGCTTATCCGTATCCCAAACATACGAACGTAGTTCTTTGATTAAGTTTTGGCTATTGGAAGTTACTAAGTATTCGTTGCGTTGAATAACGTCTATTCCGTAGTTAATAGAATCCTTGCCTTTGGTTACTCCTTTAATGGTTATTCCGTAGCGTTTGATTTCGTCTATTGATTTCGGTTCGGAAGAGTCCGCGTAAACAATTACGTTTTTTGGTAGTAGCTTTGCTATATCGGTATTTAGTAACCCTGTTTGGTAAACAATTTCGTTTACTATTCTTTGCCCGTTGTAATTGTATATTTCTATTATCGCGGTCGGGTCGTTCGTGTACCCAAAGTCTAATCCAATCCCGAGTAACTTTGCTTCGCTTGGTATCGTGTCTATTGTTTTCCAATTTGAGAACACAACTCCTTCGAGCATTCCTAATTGACCTTCCCCGTAAACTTTCCACCAATTCGCCCAATAAGAACTTGTTTTAGCTTTGTCGCGGTTCTTTTCAATTTGGTCTATAATGCTTTGGTCAAGTGCCTCGTTATCTTTGTACGTTAAAATTAAGAAATCCGAATCGGGTTCGTTCTTTAATTCTTTGTGTACCCAAAATTCGTGAGCAGGGTTAAAGTCTAAAAATACTTCCTTCCGTGTTCGTATAGCAAGTTCGTTATAAGAATCAAAGGTAACGTTATTACATTCGTTGATATAAAGAATGTCGCGCCGCGCTCCACGTAGTTTACTCGAATCATCTGCCGAAAAGAATTCAATTACCGAACCATTTGCAAACTCATAACGGAGTAAAGATTTGTTAAACCTATCTTCAAAGAAACGCCCCGTCCATTTCATTATTTTTAGGAAGTCCTTTAACGCTCCCCGCCTTAAGTGCGGGATTGTTTCAGCAACTACACTTATTTCTATTCCTTCCGTTCGCGCTGCTCGGTCTATTAAAACGGGTAGTATCCCAAACGTCTTACCCGCCGAAGTTCCGCCTTGAATAATCTTAACACGTTTTTTAAGATTCAGTATCTTCCTGATTGCCGTCGTTTTCCGAAACATCGGGGAAAAGTGGTTGTTCTACGTTAGTAATTTCTTTTTTCTCGACAAGGTTATTTAGTCGCGCCGTTATGCTTGGGTTGTAGATTCCTGCCATACCCCCGCCGATTTGGTCGTTTCTCACTTCCTTGCGTATACGCGTAACGATAGTTGAAAAACGCTTATATCGATTATTCGAATTGGCAAAATAATTAGATAGGTCTTGTATTATTCCTAAGTCTGCGCAATAACATTCAAAGCCTTCTATTGTTAACGGACGTTCTAACTCCGAGTATTCGCTTCTTCCTTCCTTACCTACAAATGTGTGTTTAAGTATTGGGTTATTCTTTACGCTTCTTTTATAGTCTTGAAATAATTCCCAAAGGTGTTCGGGTGTTTGTATTTTAGTGCTTCCTAACGGTCTTCCCATTGTTTTCGTGTTTAGATAATTGCGCCTATTCCGCTTAACGCTCGAACTACGTCTACGTTGTTATCATAGTGAGTAACTATTCCGAGTTCTTTTACCTTTGATATTTTACCTTCGTTACTTCCCATTGCGTAAACTCTACCTACGGGAATTCCTAATTCGTTCGCTTTAGGTAGCATTCCGTCTTTATTTTGACGTGCGGAAATAATATAAACTTCAGCGCCTTCGTTAATTAGTTGTTTCGCTTTTTCGTAACCTCGTTTAGTGCTTAAAGTTCCGTCGAAGTCGAACGAAATCTTTTCCCCTGCTAATTTTGTTTTGAATGCGTCTTGGCAAACTGCATAACGTTGGTCTACGTCGTATTCTTCCGTCATTTTAGAATCCGCCATACAACGTTGGATAAATTCTTTTTCAGTTTCGTTATTCGTTGGTTGTGGTATCGGCATTTTGTTCGGCTTTATAAACTGCGTATAATTGATTTAGTTTATTTACCACTTCTCGTAAACAAGAACCGCACGAAGTCGGTTGAACCCTTTCGTGTAAAACTCGATTGTAAATCTTTAACAACTCCCGTTGCTCACTTGGACTTACGCTACTTCTTCCACGGTTATAAAACGTGTCTAAATAGGAATATTCTTCTTCCGTTAGGCATTCGGGTTTCTTGTACCTCCAAAGGTCGTTTAATTTTGCTTTGCGTTCATCGCATCCGCAATCTTCGCCCATTACCCATTTTGCTACCTTTGCAATTCCTGTAACTTCTAAAATGTTTTCGACGGTATCTCCTAATCCTTCCGCTTGTTTTTTTCTTGGTCGTGCCATAGTTATTTATTTTTATTGTTAAAGTATTCTTGACTTAATTCGAATAAGTCTTTTCTTAAAATTTCGTTTTCCGATTTAAGTTTTTTTATTTCTTTTTCTAATTTAGAATGTTCGTGCCAAAAATCTTTAGCTCTTATTTTTCTTAATTCAAGTTCGTTTTCAAGTATTTCTAAAATGTTTTGCATAGCGTTATTTAATTAATTCGTAATCTTCGTTTTTGTAGTCTTCGTAATCTTCTTTAAATTTTGTCTTTATTTTGCTTTTGCAGTTTTTTAACGTGTTGAAAATAGAACTACTACTTATTGTGGTTTCTTTTGCAATATCCCGTATGCTTAAATCCGTGTCTTTGTATATGTTAAATAGTTGTTTGTCGTACCAATGCCAAGAATCGACTTCTTCGTGTACTTTACTGAGCATTTTTGAATACGCTTCTTCTTTAGTTAAGTCGGTAGTTTCGTCTTTTAATACCTCCAACCCGCTTAGGCTTACCAATGCATTCTTTTTTTCGCTTTTAATATGTAATAGGTAAAGATTGCGTAAAACAAAATACATAAAACCTTTATTAACTTGCCCATTTTGAATAATGTTTTCGGGTTTGCAATACTTATATAATCGAATGTATGATTCCTGTACTATGTCTTCGGAAAAGAAATCTTCGCCGAAACTTTGAACGAGTTTAACCCATTCTTTATGGTCTTTTGCTACTATTTTAAGCCATTCCATACGCTTAGTTTGTTGTCAAATATAATGATTATATTCTAATCACAAAACATTAAAAAAAACCCCGCGTGTTACGACGGGGAATTTCTTTACTTAAAACCTTTTTGAGTTCGGTAAACGTATTCGTCTAAAGTTCTTAAAGTTTTAATGCTTACCAATGCTCCACTTAAAAAGCGGTCTATTGTATATTGGTGCATCTTTAACCCTTTGGACTTTATTTCCTTTACAACTTGGTTTCGTGTTTTCGTAAGAAGAATTTTTTTTAACTCCTTCCGTAAACTGTTATCATCGATAAACACAATTAAAACGGTAAATCGTCATTAGCAAAATTACTTTTGCCAATAATTGTTTGTTTTAACGCGTCGCGTCCTTCGTTTGGTTGAACTTGTTTTAGGGTTTCGTTCACGTAAGGTTCGGAAAATGAACACGAAAAGTATTTTAATCCTTTGGAAGATTCTTTAACCCAAAGTGCTATTTCCATTTCTTTTCCGTTTACATTTACTTTACCTCGGTAATCAGGTTGGTTGCCTTGTTTCTTATCGTTCTTAAAAATTGCTCCCGTGTTGTTTTTTGTTTCCATTATTACTTAATTAAATTTATTACTATTATTACTCCCGTTACATATCCAAAGGCTAACGAGCAAGCCATTTTTATCCGTTCATTCCAATTTTCCGAGTCAACCATATACCCTGAGAAAGGTAAACCGAGAAACGGACTTATAAAAGCGAAGAATAACATTCCTAACGTGTTTGCCTCCGAAACGTATCTTATGTAAAACGTTGAACATATTTCGATTATTAACGCGCTTAAAAAGATTATTCCGTACTTCATTTGTCAAGGTTTATTTCGTGTTCTTCTAGGCTACTAAAAAAAAATTCTCGTATTCGCTCAACTATTAATTGTTCTTCGTCGCTTAATTCTTCGTATTTCCATAGCTTACGGAGTTCCTGCTGCATTTCCCAAAGAACGTTTAACATAGCCGTTCCTTTAGTGGCGCAATAAAATTCCGCTTCTTCGTCAGGTAGGTTGAATTCAAGTGTTGCTTTCATATTGTTTTCATTAATAGGTTGTAGTATTCTCGACATAACTCTACGCGTTCTTTTATTTGCTCAATTACGGATTCGTCTTTTTGTACGAACCAATACTTTACGCGCCTGTTTTTTGGTATATGGCTAAATTTGTGCTTTGATTCAATTTCGCTTCTTAGTTCCGTGTTTTCTTCGATTAGGTGTAACTTCCAATGCGCGCGCCTTACTTCGTCTTCAACCATTTCTAACGGAGTGTCG